TCCCATTTAACAAGATAAATGGAATGTTAAACAGCATAAGAAATATTTCTATTCTGGGAGTAGAGCCGTTTAGTGGGCTTTGGGAAAAGAATCCTCTATCAGTTCCACAAATACCGAAATTGGCGAAAGGAGCAGTCATTCCGGGTGGAAGTCCATTTATGGCGATTTTGGGTGACCAGCCTAGAGGAATGACAAATATAGAGGCTCCGCTTGATACTATCCGGCAGGCTGTAAAAATGGAACTGGATAATGTCAATGGATATAGTGGATATGGTGAAGATTACTTGCAACAGATAGAAGAAGCCACATATAGAGGCATGATGAGAGCAATCCAAGCCGCCGGAGGAATACGGGCAGAAGCGACATTTAGGGTTGAAAATGACAAGGATAGCATATTTAAAATTACGCAAGAGAAGGCAAAGGATTATCTTATACAGACTGGAAAAGACGCTTATGTCTTTTAATTTGAAATAGACTTTTCTAAATTTCGGAAAAGCCGGAAAGGCGGAAATTATGGCAAAATTAACACCAATTAAGGCAATCAGGGCGAAATGTTTGGATTGCAGCAATGGACAGTTTAAAGAAGTTCGGCTATGCCCTATTAAAAACTGCCCGCTGTACGAGTATAGAAACGGACACAGACCAATAGACGAGGAAAATATCATGGAAAACGGTACAGATGAAAAAGTATATGGCTAGGGCGGTACTTTTTAGCAAGAAAGGGCATATCTAAAGCAGTGAAGTAAAAAGAATATTGCCCGATAAGAAAAAATGTGATATATTGTCGATATGGGAAACCATAGAGCCAAAGGCGGCTTTACCCCTCTTATTTTTTCGGAGGGTATATAAATGCCCTCCAGACGAAAGAAAGGAGGGCGATACGATGATTACATATTCAGAACTGATTCAGACTGGTATCTTCATTGTTGCCCTTGTAAGTTTGTGCTACACAATCTTTAAGGGAAAGAAATAGCCGCCACTACTCGCAATAGTGACGGCTGACCCTTTTCGGAGGGTTTAAGTCGTTATTGAAATGGGGTAGAGCCGCTTCTCTGGTTTTCCCTTTTCTGTATTTAATATAACACATTTAAATGCAAGAAACAAGAGATTTTTTTACATCCCAATATCAGCAAACAAATATAAGCCCATTTTACCAATTTTTTCATTTAGGGTATATAAATCTACCCTGAAAGTATTTCAAGCCAAATACGGGGCAAATAGAGGCATTTAAGAAGGGGATTTATTACCTTGATAGTTTGTCTGATGTCTCGTAGATATATTTCAGATATCTCACAGATGTCTTGGATATATATTTCAGATATCTTGGAGATATCTCCAACATAATGTTCCTGATATCTTGCAGATATATTTCAGACATCTCCGACGTAATGTCTCTGATATCTTTAAAGATTTTCTTATGCCTTCAGAAGGTTTTAGGGGGCTTTCCCACTAACAAGTCTGCACTTTGTCCGACAAAATGCGTATCTTGCCCAGAGCTTTTATAAACAAAGAGCCCCTAAGATGAACTTAGAAGCTCTTGTTATTACTACTGACGAAATTCCATCATGCCGCACCTCCTACTCTTTATAAACGTAAAGATACTGCGCAAGCTGATACAAGCGCTTGATTGACTCATCTGACAAGCGGTCAAGAAGTTTTAATAAAGCTGCTTTGTAAACTGTCATTTTGCACCGCCTTTCTTAGATTTTGCGCCTTTCATATAACCATAGGCGAAAGCGGTGCAGACGATTTCAAGCGTATTACCGAGTTCTCTTATCTCGTTTATATCCGTCAAGAGCATATCATAGGCTTCAGGGTGCTTCTTGATGTATTCGTCTACTCTCTGTGGTACTGTTCTTTTAGCCATTATACACACCTACCTATTCTTCTGAATTGTCCAGATTGCCTTGTGTGCCGGAATTGACGTTGTTGAAGCCTTCACCATCCTGCGAGATAAAGTCGTAGGAATCGAACAGTTCTCTCCATTCTCTGTCGTTCTTGTAATAGAACGCTGCTCCGACAGTGATTACCGCTGCAAGAAGGATAAGCAATCCGATTGTTGTGATTCTGGACTGCGATTTGAACTCACGGAAAATTTCCGTAGCAAAGTTCGGCTGCTGGTTCTGCGATTCCTGTGTTAAATTTTCTTTTTCGTTCATTAAAAAATAGCCTCCTTCAAATTGTTCTTGAAAGAGGTCACTCTCTATGATAGAATATTTCATAGAGGGAAACCTCAACCTTAAGAGTGTTGATTAACTTTTAGCGGAGTGTCAACGCTCTATTTCTTTTGCAAAAGCAGATGTATTCCTTGTCTTATAGCTTCACCTTTTGTGATATTATGCTCTTTGCAATAAATCTCAAGTTTCTTTTCAGTTTCATCATCAAGACGAACACTAAATCTATTAGACTTTGGTTTTTCTGCTTTTGGTCTACCTGCTGGTGACATCAATCCCCCTCCTTTCTTGTCACACCTTTATTATATTTATGTCACACATAAATGTCAAGAAGAATTTTAAAAAGTGACAGATTAGCACAATAAAAATACAAAATAAAAGTCAATAAAGGTACATTATAAAATTGCTAAAAAGTACATTTTGTACCTTTTTGAAATTTGTGGATAACTCTGCAAATCCTTGATTTTACTAGCTTTTTCATATAGAATATATGTTCCCCCCTAGCCACGACACGGCTACCCCCCTAGCCACGACACGGCTACTAACTATATCTAATTAAACTAAAATTATTTGAATAACAATCAATCTATCAATTTATTTTTTTGAGTGATTGAATGATTGAATAAAAGAAAAATATTCTGCTTGAAAAATGTTATTTTTCATGTTATCATATTTTTTACAGTAATTTTAGAAAGGTAAGATGTATTATGAATGATGAACGAAAAATAATATCTATCAGAGTTGAACCAGAATTACATAAACAATTAAAAATGATTGCTGTTCTGGAAAGCACTACATTGCAAGATTATATCGTTGGATTAATTAAACAAGATATGGAACATTATGAAAAAAGAATAAAGAAAGGTTAAATTATGCCAAGAAAAAAAATTAAACTTAATACAAACCAGCGTCCTTTTATTATGGTATATCATGATTTTCTGGAAAGTGAGATATTAGATAATCCGTATCAGATTACTTTATACATATGCCTTAAAAAATTTGCAGATGAGAACAATCAATGTTTTCCCAGTTTAAAACGGCTTGCAAAGTTAACAAAAATGAGTATTAGTAAAGTAAAAACTACGCTTAATGAATTAGAGAAAAAAGGAGTAATTGTTAAAGAAAACCGAATGAAAACAAATGGAGGCACAACAAGCAATTTATATACATTAAATGATTATCCCGAAATCTGGAATGCGAAAATTACTGGAAGTGTAAATGAAAAGATAGATATAGATGAACTTCGACTTTTTGAATTAGCAAAGAAAAAGGGGTATATACTGATAAAAGAAAAAGGGCTTGATTCTGAACCGACCAAAGCGCAGAATCAAGTCCAACAATCAAATAAATCAAGTCAACCTGATAATACAATAGATTTTCAGGAAAGTCAAGACTTAGAAAAATATACTTTAAACCAAATTAAGGAAATTTTCAGCTATGAAGCTATGGTTCATGATTATCCTGATGAGCAAGAACATATTGATTCTGTAATGGACATCTTACATACAACCTTAAATACAGGCAAAAAAACAATCAGGATTGCCGGAACGAATAAGCCCGCAATGGTAGTTATTGGAAAGTTAATGAAACTCAACAATGAATCTATCCTGTATGCCATTAGAAAGTACAAAGAGCAAACAGAACGGATTAAAAATCCAACTGCTTATATGCTTACAATACTTTACATGGCACCGGAACAGTTTCAGTTAGACATTACAAATCAGGTGCAGCATGACTTTTTTTAAAAATTATTTTGGTCACCATGTCAATTTAAAAGTGACCAAAAGCGGGTATTTTACTTACCAAATACCCCCACATCCCTTATTTTATAAAGGCTCCCAGCCTCCTAAAAGATATTAAAAAGATTATAAAAAGATATTTAAAAGAGCGTAAAAAGAATACCGCCCAAAAACACCAAACAATTATTTTAAGAATACATATGGTATAATTATACTACTAAATTTTTTCAATCTGCATATTGAAAACCAGATTTACATATGCTATAATGCCAGTAGGCAAAAATGAAGCGAGTGCTTCCATATAGCACGACAAAAACCCCCAGTGTTGCAGCACAGGGGGTTTTCTATTCCCAATTTTGGCAATGGCAGGGCTTAGAGCCATAGGCTAGTTACCGACTATTTGTCGTCACTGTCTAACCATTTGATGATGTAGTGGCAGGCTACACCAGCCATAACAGCGACTAAAAATGAAGCGAGTATATCCATGATAGCACACCCCCTTTCTGTTGCCAGTATAGGGGCGGTAACGTATGTATTTTATCATAAAAAAGAAGGTTTGTCAGTTAGTGTTGAGAGGAAAGTTGAAAAACGATTATACTGACCATTTATTTGTAATCAATTTATTGGTTTTGCTATTTTTCTCATGGACTTGGAGTTTTTTGTGATTGCATGATAATTTGGACTGTTACACAGTGTTGCATGAACATGTCAATTATAAAACTTGTTATAGCAAATATAACAGATATAATAGAAATAGTATAATCTTCTTCTCCATAAATCAACAATCCTCCGTAAAGCACAGATGATAATATTAATACAATAATTGCGAAACCATATAATGTGGTTTCACCAACTTTTGAATTTTTGTTTTTTGAATTATTGTATGTTCTTAAAGAATCGGCACATAAAACAATTGTAAAAAAGAAAGTTTCCTTTGCCATGGTAGTTATATTAATACTATTTCCTGTAAACAAGCACGATACAACCAAAAATAATATTGGAAATATTCCAAAAATAACAGTAAAAACAAGCCAATTAATCATACTTTTTAAATATTCTTTCTTCATATTATCTTATCCTCCTTTGTATGATACAAATATTGTATCGTAAAAAGAGAAACTTGTCGATAAATATAAAAATAAAATAGTAATATTGTATATTACTCATTTTTATATAATTATACATTTATATAATTATCTATCTATATAAGTTCTTGCTTTAGCTTTTCTATTTCTTCCAGCTTTCCATACAGCTCCATGTTCTTCTGTTTATCGGCTTCGATTAACCGGAGAATATATTGTGTCATAGAAACATATTCCCCGCTTATACTTGTCTTGTGGTCAGCCATCAGAGATATGTAATCCTGATAGTTTGTTATATCCAGTCTCAGATATTTTTTCTTAATATCTTTTGGCGGTGGAACTGGAACTGTTTCCTGCGAAGCTAAATCTTGAGCTGATGAACTGTTTACTGTCAAATTTTTATCTTCTATTGCTTCAGGTGGATTTGTATTTGTTTGATTTAAGTTATCCAAAGGATTCTTTTTGAATGATTTTGCCATATCCCTACTCTCCTATTCTTTGCAATAATTCAGTCGTAAATGCTTTATAGTCAATGTTTGGCTTGCTGTTCTTCGCATAATCAATTAGCGGCTCTCTAACAGTCTGTGCCTCCGCCACAGCGATACCCTCTCTGATACTGGTATCAAATACAATAGTATTCATCTGTTTCGCATAATCCTCAATCATAGTCTTTATATCACGATTTAAGACAGTCCGGTTGCTGTATTTGATTAAAAGTATGCCCAATACCTTTAAATCTGGATTAAGACCATTTCTAACACTTTCAATAGTTGAGTGTAATCTTCCTAATCCCTGTAATGCGAATGGTCTAGGCTCTGTTGGTATCACCACATAATCGCTTGCAACAAGTGCGTTGAATGATAGATGTCCAAGCGCAGGCGGAGTGTCCAGTATAATGTACTCAAATCTGTCTTGCAGCGGCTTAAGCACATTCTTTAAAAGCGTAGGTTCCACGTCTGATATTTCTACATTCGTTAAATATGTATCTGCTGGCAGCAGGTCATAGTATTTGCAATGTACTAATGCTTCATCGGGGCTGCATTCTGCTCCAAGCACATCAGTAATGGTTCTTTTTGGTTCATCTACGCCACTGGAATACGTGGCATTACTTTGAGGGTCCAAGTCTATAAGTAATACTTTTTTATGCTTAAAGCCTAATGTACTGGCTAAGGCTTGCGCTGTGGCGGTTTTTCCGGTACCACCCTTCTGCAGTGCAACGCTAATTGTAATAGCCATATTATCACCTCTCTATTTCAAAAATTTATATAATTATATCATTATATTGTTATATAATCAAGCAATTTTTAGATAATTATATAACTATATCTTTATATAAAATTATCCACACAAACCCCCTGCCGGAACTGTGACAGGGGTGAGTTATTTTTCATTGCTTGATTTGTTTCGATTTTTATATTCATCGCAAAAAGTAGAAAAGATTCTTTCTATGCTTTTCATATTAACACTTTCTATAAAATTCTTATCAATCCAGATTGGTAGGTTGTCCGCTGGATTCTTTTCATCACTGGCAAGGTTTATCGTATAAGTAACATGCCCATTAAAACTAATATTTTTAGACCATTCATTATCAGGAAAGGTCCAGCCATTCTTATCATCGTAAAAAACTGGAACAGTAAAAGGATTTACAAGATTCCTAAAAGCCATTAACAAACTTTCCATGTCAAGACTGTTGCTAAGCATAAAATTTAATAAATCCATAAGTTTCGGGCGATTACTGGGGTATGGTTTTATATTTTCTTCAGGGGTATTTAAAAAAATTCTTTCAAATTCCTCTGATTCCTCTGGTGTCATTTTTTTCATTTTGTTATATAAATTTTTAGGAAATGTCGTTATACTATTTTCATTTTTATCGCTTAATTGAATTTCTCGAAGGGTTTGTATGCTCTCTTCGTTAAGTCCTGTTTCATTGTAAATATCAGTATCACATCTTGTTTTACACTTATATTCTTTTTCGCACAGCAGATAACCTATTTCACACTCAAACAGCTCCGAAAGAGCAGCGAGTAAGCCTAAATTAAAATTGCAGGCTTTTTGACTGCCGTTTTCGATTTTAGAAAGAGTATTTCGACCAATATGCACATCTTTGTGTGATAATTTTTCAATCAATTCATCTTGCGACCAGCCATGAGCAACTCTTTCGTCTATAATCCTTTTTCCTATTTCAATAAAGTTGTAGTTCATATTAATCAAAAAAATCCTTTCATAAAATAAATTCTTTATTTTTAGTTGTTGACAAATACAATTATATCAGATATAATAAATTATGCAATAAAAAATATTGCTAACAGATAAAACAAAGTTGTGGTATTATTTATAATAATTAAACAGATTTACAGATTTTTAGGATGGAATGTAGAGGGAAACTTAAAACCCGGATTGTCTAGTCGCTTACTAGGCTTTCCGGGTTATTTTTATTTTTAGGCAGATTGGAGGTGTGGGATGTGGCGAATTTAACTAATTTGGAGGTACGACAGGCTATAAACAAGCGACGATTAAAGCATTACGAAGTAGCAGCTGCGCTTGGTATTACTCAGTACACGTTTTCTCACTGGCTTCAAACCGAAATGCCAGACGAGAAGAGGCGGAAAGTTTTGAAGGCTATTCAAGACTACAAATACTAACAGAGAAGGTCTTATAAAGACATAAGCGATAGGGAAACGCTAAATTTTCCCAGCACAATAACCAGCACCCGACAGTAGTCGGAGCAGAAAGGCGGATAACATGGAATATGAAAAAACAAGACAAGAGTTCTATGAAAACGAAATTCACAAATTAGCAAGACAGATTTCTGAAATCTTAGATTCTGGATATATGGTAGAGATATCGAAAAGTCGGTCAGGCTTGAAGTTGTATTCAGTATCAAGAAAACATCAGGTCGTGCAAAGGAGGGATTTCGATGTACAAAATGGTATTTGAGTCCTATATGAGGCAAGAGCCAAGGGACGCAAAAGAAAAATATATTTTTATAATAGACAATAAGGACTTAGCAAATGCCATCTTAGTCTTACAGTTTAAGGTAGTATTTTTGTCATATAACGAACAAAACGAATTTACACCTGATTCTTTTATTGTTTATATGAACGAAATCGAATTTAAAGGTACCAGCAGAAGCAGTTTTGTGTACGTTCCGGCTTGCGGGAGTAAAAAGATGAATAACATGCTGGAAAAGTATTTTAAAGGCAACCTTGAATGTCATCATGGCTGGCAGTTATTTAAAGGTAAAGAATACTTGGCTAAACCGGAATATTCTTCGGAGTTAAAGAAAACCTTGAAGAATTTTATAAAGAGATTCGAGGGAAATTCTAAAATTCCAACATTAATATCTATGGAGGAAGTTCAGGAAAAAGAAGCAGAATGGCTTGTACCTCAATATATACCAAAAGGGAATATAACTATTTTGGCTGGAGATGGAGGAAGTGGAAAAACTACTACATGGTGTGGAATAGCTGCAGCAGTAAGCGCTGGAAAAAGAATATTTTTCGATGCCACACCAGATGAATTTGCAGCTTGTGAACAACGAAAAGTATTGTTTTTCAGCAGCGAAGATTCCATAGAATATACGTTGAGAATGAGATTAAGAAAAGCGGAGGCAAATTTAAGTAATATTTTTTCTGTTAGCCTGCAAAATGAAATATTTAGCGAAATAAAGTTTGATAGTCCAATACTGGAAAATATTATTGCAAAAGTGAAACCGGCACTTGTCATATTTGACCCAGTACAGTCTTTTATACCATCAAGTGTGCAGATGGGACAGAGGAACGCAATGCGAAGCTGTCTTAATCCCCTAATAGGTTTAGGTGAGAAATATGATTGTACCTTTCTTGTTATTGTACACACAAATAAAAGGCAAGGTGTTTTTGGGCGAAATCGTGTTGCAGATAGTGCGGATATATGGGACATTGCCCGGAGCGTCCTTATTGCCGGGTGTACGCAAGATGACAGGCGTTATTTGTCACACGAAAAGTCGAACTATGGAGAGCTGGGAGCAACAGCCATATTTAATATTGATGAGGGCGTAGCAGTGTTTGAGGAATATTCGGACAAGCACGACAAGGATTTTGTACAAGAAAGAGATTTTAATTCATATCAAGCGCCACAAAGAACAGATGCAGAAAAATTTATTATGGATTTTCTTAAAAATGGAAAGAGACCAACCAGAGATTTAGATGAAGCAGCAAAAGCGGCAGGGATAAGTAGCGCAACATTGAGACGGGCAAAGGAACAATTAAGAAATAGGAAATTGCTTGGTTTAAGTTCAGAGGGGAATGGAAAAAATAAAATATTTTTTAGTTATCTAATAATTAATTCTCTATAGAGAGATTTTTAAGTGAACAAGTAAAGAGTAAAGCTAGTAAATATAAGGGGTCCCTTAATTGTTCAGGGTGAGCAAATAAGCAAATAAAAGAAGTTTTACTTGTTCAAGGTGAACAAATAAGGAAAGCTATATAAAGTAAGGCTTTAAGCCTTACTTGTTCACTTATTCATACTGTCTATGAAATTAATATTAGGTGAGCAAGTAAGAAAGGATTGTAAATGGAGAACTATTTTGACTTATACAAAGACGTATGGCAGTGGCACAAGAAGTTTTCAAAGATAGAGAATTCTGATATGTACTGGCAGCGGGTTCTTGCTGGAGGTGAGGAGATACAAAAGAAATATGACTGTCAGTTTGCAACTGATTTGATGATGGCAGTTGTAGGCGAGTTGGAAAGGGAGGGGAAGGAACATATGGAAGGTGTATGTGATAAAGGGGGATAGACCAAGCTCCACAAGTTGACATTTAAACAAAAAAACAGAATTTTTAGAAATGGAGGAAAATTTATGGCGAATAAGAATAGCAACTTCCCAAGTAATCAGCTAAACGAATTGCCACCAGAGGTATGTAAAACCACAGTCGAAAGTTTAAAAGAATTGGCAGGCAAAGGAAAGCCAAACACAGAAGCGGAACTACAAGAACGAATAGACCAGTATTTTAACTTTTGTGCTGAAAAGGGGTTTAGACCCGGCATTGAAACTTTGTGTCTGTCGTTATCCTGCACGCGCCAATCTTTGTGGGTGTGGTGCAATGGAGGGGCAGGAAAAAGTCAAGAATGGGCTGATATCTGTAATACTGCAAAGCAATTTATTATAGGTTTTCTGGAACAATTAAGTATGACGGGGCGTATAAATCCTGCAAACTCTATCTTTTACTTAAAAAATTGGGCAAATTATAGTGATTCTGTAACAGTAGAACCAGTAAGTACAGTAAAGAAAATTCTTACCGCTTCGGAGCTTCCAAAACTGGGCGATATATCCGAGCAGAACGACATAACAAAACTGCCGGATTTGTCTACGAGCAGCGGACAATTACCAGATTTAAACACTTTTAATACAGATTAAATCGTAGAAACCGCATAAAATGGACATTTCTTAATATTTTAGAAATCTACTATCTATCGTTTAAACAAATATTTAACCGATAAAAATAAAATATATCATGATAATTGATACATTTTATTTAATGATTAGAGAATACGGAAAGAGGGTGATTAATATCTAAGTACCAAATAAATAATACGGGGTGGGGGTTTATTAAATAGAACATATGTTCTTCATTAAGCACAGCATCCTCCGCTGTAAAGAAAAAAAGTTATTAAAAAACATGGTAGAAAATTTCGACCTAGTAAAAATTTTATTAAAAAAGGCGAAAAGCCGGAAAGAATGAGGTGTTAATATGAAAAAAGAATATGAAGTATTTTCAATTAGCAAGGTATGTATGGATTCTTATAAGTCCAGATATGACAAGGCGAAAGCCAAAAAGAAACAGGCTTTTGATAACCTAAACAAGAATTTTGTGCCGGGTTCTCCTATGTTCGTAAAAGAAAGAGATAAAATCACGCCAGAGTATGAAAAAGAGGTTGAAGCCGCAAGAGATGAAGTATTGATAGCATTCGAGGACGCATTGGAACGGACGATAGCTCGAGAGAGAGGTCACGCGATGGTTATTTCTTCCAGTACAAAAGATATATTAAGTGTTTTGGAATGTATTGAGCATAATACGATAAGTATAGACGAATACCAAGCACTAGTTGAGGGGTTTGGCAATAGAAGTTACTGGATTGACAGAAAACTTGAAAATATCGCTTCGAGAAGTTTAATTTATAAAACAGGGGTACAGCCGACATTGAGCGTAAAACTAGAAATTCTGAACGAACTGGCAGAGAATACAAGGCAGTTTTTAAATGAGTATGACGGAGAAAAAAAGACTTTTCTTGTCACAAGTAGCGATAAATATATTTTCGGACTGGAAGAAAAATATACAAACGGTTATAGCGGTGTACATATAACCGATAAGGAAACCGCTAAAAGGTTAGTTGACAAGGCTTTAAACAAAGGGGATAGCATGGAAAGAAGCGTTACACTTGCAAATATGCTGCGGACAAGCAAGCCAGATATGCAATATGAAATCCTCTCTTTACTAGCAGAGGGCGAACATCCGGCATTATCAGACCCGACAATGAACCTTACCGGGGTAAAAGATGTTGTTGACCGATTTAGGAAAGAGAATTTGCGAGACATAAAGGCGGCAGATGTGGCAATGAAGAAAATGGACGGCGCAAAGTCACACCAAGACTGTATGGGCATTATCTGGGATAATTTGGACAATAGACATTTCAGAAAACAGCTTGAAGAAAAAATTGCTGCGACGAATAATGATAAGTTAAAAGACAGTTACGAAACTGCATTAGAAGTCAAGCGAGAAAAAAGCCAAAAAGCGGCAGATAAGAGGGAATAAATGGAAGAATTAAAACAGGGAATTATCACATCAGATAGAAAAGTCCGATGTCCTTACTGTAACAAGCTCGCCCTTATATTAAACGACGAGGCTTACGTTAAAAACTTGAAAATCAGGTGTCGGGGCAGCCGGCATGGACTGGAACATTTTTTTATTGTATCAGGAGGAAATGAAGAATGAATACTTTAATAACTGTTTTGCTGACAATCATCGTGGCAGCGAACATCTTTATAATCTCTCTAATCGCTATAAATCTAAAAGATTTTAAAGAGAAAAACTCCCGCATGGGCGGCTTTGTTTTGCTGGCGGTCCTTGTGGCTGATGTGTTAGGAATGATTGGAGGTGCGGCGTTATGAAGTTAAAAAATAAAGAAAAAAGGCTCTGCAACGGCAAGTTGATTGTAACAAGTTTTAAGAAACTTAATCCAGAAGAAGGTTTGTTCTTAGGCGAAGAATCACCGGAGCAGTTTTGTAAGGAACTTGCTGCATATACAGTTGACGGAAAAGTTTACATAAATACTGAGATAAGTCTCTTTGATGTTGCGGCTGGGATTTTTGAAACTTTTATACCAGAGAGCAGAGAAACATTAAAACAGTACCAGATAGAGTATGGCAGAAAATTCCCGAACATAAAAACATTCGAAGAATGGGGCAAATATGCAAAAACAGAAGCAGATAACGAAAAAATAGTTCAAGCTCTTGCGGTTTTGATGGTTCCATTAGAATTAAAGCGCAGGGCGATAGAATTAGGCTATTATGGCAAAATAAGGGCTTTCCCAAGTTAATTTTAGTTTACTTAAAAACGAAAATATGATATAATTTACTTAGAAATTAGAGCGCACGACGCCATATAGATTTTTATAGTCTATGTGGTGTCTTTTTTATTTTTAAAGTTTAGAGTCCAGAGTTCAGCGAAACCAGAGACCATTATCCGAAAGGAGGTTTATTATGGCAACAATAGAGTCTCTGGACATTCAAATTTCCGCCTCGTTTAGAACTGCCGCTAGTGCAATTGACAACTTGAATACAAGGCTTGGCAGGACAGCAACTTCGCTAAGCTCAATAGGAACAAACCTGCGGAGACAACTGTCTCCGATGACAAGCGTAACAAGAAATCTTAATGCGGCATTTAGTTCCAGCAATACATCGATTGGAAAAGTAAAAAAGAGTTCAGAATCGCTTTCATCTTCCTTAATGAAGCTCTATGCCAAATATTCTATACTGAAAAGGGCAGTTAAGGCATTTGGAAATTCTATAAAGGAATCTGCCGATTATATAGAATCCTATAATTATTTTAATGCAGCGATGGGGAAAGTAGCTGATGAATGGAAAGATTCTTTTGCTGAATATGGCTATGATAATGCTGATTCTTATGCGGAGAGCTTCTCAGGACGATTGAACGAGTTGTTTGGCAAAATGTCAAATGTAACTTTAAATATTGACACTGGAACATTGCAGGCGAATACATCAAAAAACTTAGGTATTAACCTTACACAGCTAACACAGTATGCTTCTAACATGGCAGCAGTAACAAATTCTATGGGCATGACAGGCGAGGCGACTGTCGCAGTATCTAAAGCCATGTCTATGTTAGCAGTAGATATGAGTTCTTTAAAAAATACGACGCTTCAAGAGGCTATGAATAGTTTTTCTAGTGGGTTAATAGGGCAATCAAGGGCATTGTATAAGTACGGTATTGATATTACAAATGCAACATTACAACAATACGCCTACAATCTAGGAATAGAAAAATCCATAACGGCTATGACGCAGGGTGAAAAGGCGCAGCTTCGTATGCTTGCCATACTTGACCAATCTAAAGTCGCATGGGGAGACCAAGCGAAAACAATCAACACAATTTCGAATCAATTTAGAATGTTTAAAAGCAATGTAAGCAGTGTCGGGACCTTAATAGGTCAAATGTTCGTGCCGGTTGTATCTAAGGTCATTCCCTATGTAAATGGCTTAGTAATCGCATTACAGAGATTATTTACCTCTCTCGCAAGTGCAATGGGCATAAAAATAAATCTTGATGATTTCTCTCAAGGATATTCTACGCTTGGTGAACAGCTTGACGATACTGCTGATTCGTACAATGAGGCTACGGCTTCGGCAAAAAAATATAAAAATCAGTTGCTAGGTTTTGATGAAGCCTACAAGCTGTCAGAACCAACAGAAGATACCAGCAATGCAGGAGCAGGGGACATGATTGACCTTACTGACGAAATATCAAAGGCATTAGCTGACTATGAAGCGGTGTGGAATGAAGCATTTAATGATATGTCGAATAAGGCGAATGAAATAGCAGACAGAATCACCAACGCATTTAAAAGCGGTGACTACAAAGGAATCGGAACCTACATAAGCACAAACATCTCTGACGCATTAGCCTCTATCAACTGGGATTCAGTGTATCAGGGCGCAAGAAACTTTGGAACAGGACTAGCCCAATTCTTAAATGGATTGATTACACCAGATTTATTTGGCAATGTAGGAAAAACGATTGCTGGGTTCTTAAATACAAAACTTTATGCAGCGTTGTCATTTGGACAGACATTTGATTTTACAAAACTAGGCAAATCCATTGCGGCAGGAGTGAACAACTTCTTTGCAACCTTCGACTTTGGAGGTCTGGCGGAAACAATTAATGTGTGGGTTCAAGGACTATTTGGAACACTGACATCAGCCATAGCAAATATAGACTGGTTGTCAGTCTATGATAAAATAATAGAGTTCTTGGAAAACATAGATATAAGCACAATCGCTATTGTTATAGGCGCAGTATCTATTAAAAAAATCAAAAAAGCCGTTCTTGCCCAAGGTGTTATATCTTGGATAGGTTCGGCATTGACTAAACTTGTTGTAGGGGTGCCACTTGTATTAAGCAACATAAAAATTCTTGCTGGAGGCGGGCTGATTGCTGAAACTGGATTTATTTCCAAACTAGCTAATGCTTTAGCACTAGCTGCCGGAGGTGCAGGAACACTACATGAGGCTTTAGTTGCAGTGTTTGGAGTTGTCGGAACTACTGTGGCTGGAATTGCTAGTGTTATAGGTGGTGCATTGTTGGGCATTGTAAATTTCTTCTCCATGCTGAAAGATGGATTTAGCTGGCTTAAAGAAATACTTATGGTCGTAGGAACCGCTTTGGCAGCAGTTGGGGCTGTGATTCTTGGTGCGCCTGCGTTGGTAGCGGCAGTAGTAGCTGGTATTGTGGCGGCAGTTGGAACCGCAGTTGTCCTTGTAAAAGAACATTGGGAAGAGATAAAGGAGTTCTTTTCCAATCTATGGGAAGGCATAAAAGAAATAACAGAAACCGTATGGAATGGGATAAAAGAGTTCTTTTCCAGCGTGTGGCAAGGAATTAAAGACATATTTAGTTCTGTGGGGAATTTCTTTTCATCAGTCTTTACCAGTGCTGTAAACGGAATTAAAAACGCTTGGTCTGGTATTAAAAACTTTTTTTCTGATATGTGGAATGAAATCAAGAATATTTTTTCAAGCGTTGGCTCATGGTTCGGAAATGTATTTGATACAGCAGTAAACGGGGTAAAAAATGCTTGGTCTAGCATTACTGGATTCTTTGGTAATATATGGTCTGGTATTAAGAACGCCTTTGGAGATGTTGTTGGCTGGTTTAAAAATGTATTTACCGACGCATGGCAGGGTGTAAAAAATGTCTTTTCAACTGGAGGAAAGATTTTTGACGGGATTAAAGACGGTATCGCCAGTGTATTTAAAACAGTTGTAAATGGCTTAATTGGCGGAATAAACAAAGTTATCGCTTTCCCATTTAACAAGATAAATGGAATGTTAAACAGCATAAGAAATATTTCTATTCTGGGAGTAGAGCCGTTTAGTGGG